ATTGACGAAGCGTACAAGGACAAGCGCACCGAGATGTGGTGCGGGCTGGCCGAGTGGATCAAGTTGGGCGGCGCGATCCCTGATGACGTGGCGCTTAAACAGGATCTTGCCGCACCGACTTACGCCTTCACGCAGACGGGCAAGCGCGTGCTGGAAAGCAAGGATGACCTCAAGGCGCGCGGGCTTCCCTCACCCGACCTTGGCGACGCCTTGGCCCTGACCTTCGCCGCGCCAGTGGCGGCTAGAACACGCTTTGAGCGCCAGCGCGATGAGTTGGCCCGGCCCCGCTCGCGTGGTGAGTACAACCCCTTGGATATGGTCTGATGGCGATCCCGCGCGAGATTGTGGCCAGCGAGTGGATCGACCGCGCCTGGCCGCTGCTTGAAGAGCATTATGCCGAGCTGGCGACTGTGCCGGACATCATGTTGCTTAAGCCTGACGTCGAGCGTTATCAAACGCTTGAGGCGGCGGGGAACTTGTTTGCTATCGGTATGTTTGACATCCATGGCGATGGCGCCGAAACCCTGGTTGGCTACAGCGTTAACATTGTGTGCACTAACCTGCACTATGGCGACTTGCTAATGTGCCAGAATGACTTGCTCTTTGTGCGCAAGTCACACCGGCGCGGCATGACCGGCATGCGGCTGATCACGGCGACCGAGCGCGCCGCCAAAGAGCGAGGTGTCAAGATGATGCTGTGGCATGCCAAGCCTGGGACAACCCTTGATCGGATGTTGCCGCGCTTGGGCTACGATCCGTTTGAAACTATCCACTATCAGGTGCTGTGATGGCTCAGGCTTTACCCGTCATTGCCGCCGTTGCATCAACCGCTGCTGCTGGTGCTACTGTGTATCAAGGCCAGCAAGCTGCTAAGGCGCAGAAGCGCGCCGCTAACCAAGCAACGATGCAAGCCGAGATGCAACAGCGTCAAGCCGAGCGTGAGTTCAACCGCGCCAACCAGAAAAGGCCAAACATCGCAGCGTTGGCCGCACGCAATCGCGCCATGAGTGGCGGTGGGGTTGGCGGCACATTCCTGACCGGCACAATGGGTGCGCCCACTAGCAGCGGCATGCTGGGCCGTACGAGTTTGCTAGGATCATGATCCCCAAGACCGACATGCTGCGCCGCTGGACGGCGCTCCAGACCGAGCGGTCCAGCTGGATCGCTCACTGGCGCGAGCTGTCGGATTATCTGCTTCCTCGCTCGACGCGGTTCTACAAGAGCGACCGCAACAAGGGCACGAAGAAGCACAACGCCATCTTTGACAGCACGGCTTCACGCTCCCTGCGTATCCTGTCAGCCGGCATGATGTCGGGCATGACATCGCCCGCGCGGCCATGGTTCAGGTTGGCTTTGCCCGATGAAGACTTGATGGATTACGCCCCTGTCAAGTCATGGCTGGCCGAAACGCAGGGGCGCATGCTGAACGTGTTTGCGCGCAGCAACACTTACCTCATGCTCCATGCCTGCTACGAAGAGCTTGGCGCGTTTGGCACGAGCGCTTCTGTCATCATGGATGATTATGACGCCCTCATCCACCATTACCAAAGCCCCGTTGGCGAGTTCGCTTTGGCCACGGACTATCGCGGAAACGTCAACACGATTTACCGCGAGTTTGAAAAGACCGTTTCCGAGTTGGTTGCCGAGTTTGGGTATGACCAGTGCTCGCGCACCACGCAGGCGCTCTACAACTCAGGCAATCTCGATGCGTGGGTGCCAATCATTCACGGTATCGAACCCCGCTCTGACCGCGATGCACGCAAGGCCGATGGCAAGAACAAGCCATGGCGCAGCGTGTACTTTGAGCCTGGCCGCGAAGACGCAGGCGACAAGGTGTTGCGCGAGAGCGGCTATGATCGCTTCCCCGGCCTCGCTCCGCGCTGGCACAAAATGCCCGGCGATGTGTACGGCAACAGCCCCGGCATGGAAGCCCTTGGCGACATCAAGCAGCTCCAGCACGAGCAGCTGCGCAAGGCCAATGCCATCGACTATCAGACCAAGCCGCCGCTGCAGGTGCCCGCTGGCATGAAGGGGCGCGACCTGGATTATCTGCCTGGCGGCGTGACCTATGTCGATGCGCCCGGCGCGCAAAACGCGGTGTCCACGCTGTTCAATGTGCAGCTGGATCTCCAGCATTTGCTCTTCGACATCCAAGACGTACGCGAGCGCATTCGTGGCGCGTTCTACGCCGATCTCTTCCTCATGCTGGCGTCGACCGTTCCAGGTCGCATGACGGCGACTGAGGTGGCCGAGCGGCACGAAGAGAAGCTTCTCATGCTAGGCCCCGTGCTTGAGCGCCTGCACAACGAGCTTCTCAAGCCCCTGATCGACGAAACCTTCACCCGCATGGTGCAGGCCAATCTTATTCCGCCGCCGCCTGAAGCGTTGCAGGGCGTGGAGTTGGACGTAGAGTTCGTCAGCATGCTCGCCCAAGCGCAGCGTGCGATCGGCGTCAATGGCGTTGATCGCTTTGTTGGCGCCCTTGGCGCGGTGGCTCAGATGCGCCCTGAGGTGATCGACAAGATTGACGTGGACAAGTGGGCTGACAGCTACAGCGACATGCTTGGCGTCGATCCTGACATTATCGTCGCATCCGAGAACGTGGCTATCATCCGCCAGCAACGCGCCCAAGCTCAAGCCCAAGCCCAACAGATGCAGGCCGCGCAGATGCAAGCTGATGCAGCCGCCAAGCTTGGCACGGTCAAGACTGATGAGAAGAACGCCGCGACTGATCTCATTAACCTTTTCAGCGGCTATGGAGGAACCTGACATGCCTGGAATGAAACCCTACGGCGCCAAGCCCGCTGGCAAAGGCGGAAGAATGACCCCGCCGCGCACGCCTCGCAGGCCCGCGCCATCTCGCAAAGGAAAGTAAGCCATGGGTGCGCCCGTCGTTTCACAAGCGCTTGAGACGCTTACAGCCACGATCGAAAACGGCGGCAGTTTGTCCGGCGCTGTGGATCTCGGCGGGCGCAAGCTCGTGGCGATCGACATGCCGTCGTCGTGGACGGCCGCGTCGTTGACCTTCCAGGCCAGCGTGGATGGCGTCACCTATGACGACCTGTACGATGGCGCGACTGAACGTGCGTTGACAGTCGCCGCTTCTCGCTACTTGGCGCAAGCCATTGGCGATTGGGTTGGCGTGCGGTTCCTGAAGATCCGGTCAGGCACAGCCGGCACGCCAGTCAACCAAGGCGGCGCGCGTGTCATTACCTTGGTCGTGCAGCCGTGAGCTTGCTGTGGGCCAAACGGGGATGGCTCACGCCGGGGTCGCAAACGCTGCGCACCTTGGAGCGCTTCGGCGCGTCCGACGCTTGGGACTTTGTTGACAACTCATACATGCGCGCTGGCGTGGTGACGACAAATGCGGGACTGACGGTCACGCGCGCATCAAGCGGGTATGCAGAGACCACGGGCGGCGTGCTGGTGCCGTTTGCGAGTGGCGAACTGCGGCGCACGGATCGGGGTGTGCTGGTAGAGGGGGCGAGGACGAACCTGCTGCTGAGAAGTCAAGAGTTTGATGATGCGTATTGGACTAAACAGCGAAGCAGCGCCACGGCGAACGCGACGACAGCGCCAGATGGTACAACGACAGCGGAAAAGATAGTTGAAGATACGACGATAACAAACAGCCACGACCTTCGTCGAAGTGCATCAGTGACAAACGGCACAGTCTACACCATCAGCATATTCGCAAAAGCCGCAGAGCGCACTTGGTGTGCGATATATGCAGGCTTTTCGTCTGCGACATCAACAACAAGTTTCGATTTGGGAGCCGGCGTTGTTGGCACGGTATCGGCGAATGCAACGGCCACGATGACGGCACTAGCCAACGGCTGGTATCGCTGCACCATTACAGTCACGGCTAATGCAAGCAGCGGAGCTGTGTTCTTTTACCTTGCTACTGGCGACGGCATTGCTGGCACAAGCTACACCGGCGACGGAACATCCGGTGCGTTTTTCTGGGGCGCACAACTCGAAGAAGCCGCCTTCGCCTCCAGTTACATCCCCACCGTCGCCAGCACGGTAACGAGGGCGGCGGATCAAGTCACGGCAACCACGTCATTTTCCGGAGCGCATTCGCTGTTTGTTGAAACCGGCGCGAACAGCGGTACAGGCAGTTATTTTTTCCATTTGAGAGGCGCAACTTCTGGTAACGAAACAATTTTGTGGAAACCAAGCGCAGTAAACGCTTATATGGCGTCAGGCGGAAATGTCGAAGCCAACCAATCCGTAGG